ACATCTTTGGCTCGGGTTATCTCAATGCCATCTAGTGTGGCGGTTACAAATCTGCTCATTTATCCATCCTCTGAAAAACCGCAATCACCATATTAACATCGTTATCCCTACTTATCTCTTTTAAGCCCATGTATTTGAGAGGGGTATTACGGGGCAATAGAACTTCCTTTTCGCTGTTAGCGGTTGCTGTATTGGTGAACAAATCTGAGACAGCATTTTTCATATAATCTACTGCTAGACCTTTACCTTTTCCTGAAGGAGCAGGAAGAATAATTGCCGTTCTATCATTTGACTCCGAAATCATTTGTAGATTTTGTAAAGTGTCTATATTTTTAGAATCAGTTATATCAACTCTTGTTGTAGATAAAAATGCTCTATCTGTTAAAACATCGCCTTCATTCAAATCCTGTAAAACATCATTCGCAAAGACACGATATAAATTTTTATCACCGAACAAATCAGGTGATTCCTCAATAAGTTTATCTAAATCAGCAACTCTGTTTTCATTTATCCCGCGAGATTCTCGGTCATAATATGAGCCTTCTTCGTAAGGACTTGTGCCACCCAACCGCAAGTATTGGTTAATTTTCTTAAAACCATCCGCTGTGTAGTCATCTAAACTTCTTACTTCATCGCGGGAAATTCCAACGGGGTCTTTACTACCATCGGTCTTAATTCCATATTTATCAAAATAATTACCTTGTGCCTCTTCGCCTTGAGTCTCTTCATCAAAGTTACCCGTAGCCCAAGAGCCGTGAGAACTTTGGTCATGCTCGCCATGCTTTAGAACTGGCTTATATCCAAGAGGAAATGCGATTGTGATACTCATTTACTGCGTCTCTCAGGTGGAATAATTACCATGGTACAGCGACAGTTAGGATGAACTCTGCCTGGAGTTTCATGTCCGCTAGAAAATGTTTCATTCCAAGGAACTATCTCGCCATCTAGTTCAGAACAAATATCGCAGGTGCGTTCATCTTGAGCAATGACCCACATCTTTTGTGACTCAACATCTACATAACCTTGCTCTGCCGCTTGGTTCCATCCTTCTTGGCGTCCCTCATTTTGAGCAATCTGAATCTCTGTTCGAGCAATCATTGTTGCTCTCTTGCTCTTAAGAGAATCTGAATAACGGGTAGAGCGTTCGATTGCTTTAGCGCGAGCAGTTGCTTCTTTGACTCCGCTTTTAACTAATCGGGCATACTCTCTTTTTTCAAAATTAGTCACCGCATCAGCGAATCTTGGATGTAGTCCTACAACACTTTTAATTCTTCGGGCTGTTGCTCTGTAATCCAATCCCTCATTAAAGGCATCGATAATTGCTTTACGAACTGATAGACGGGTAAAAGCATCAATCGAGGTTACAAGTTCTCCAGCACGGCGTTGAGCAAAGGCTAAAGAGTTTGGGTTAGTCTTATTGAAAGACATTGTAAATTCAACTTTAGGTGGCTTGGGTTGCGCCCACGCAGGAAGTTGAGTGAACTCCATATTAGCCATTGCTGGTTTGTTATCTATCTTTACCTTGGAAGGTAAGAAGGCTGGCAAGGCTAACTTCGGCGCAATGCTTTTAATCTGTTCAATCGCCTCTTTACCGCCAAGGTCAATCGAATTTATTAAAGATTCTTGGATTTTTTTTTGGTTAGCAATAGTTATTGAGTTTAATAATCGCTCTAAGGTTTCAGGATTCATGTTGCGGAGCAAAGATTCAAGTTGCTTGATTGACATTTTATCCGTGGCTCGCTGAATTGATTCGTACAAAGTACGGGCAAGCGCTTGCTCTTCAGGTGTTAGAGGGACTCGCTTATTTCGCGCCTTAGCAAAATGAATTGCCATCTCTAACCAACTTCAGGAAGTTTCGGAGCCTGAGTTTGAGTAGGAGCAGGAGGTAATTCTTCTTCGCCCGATGTTGTTGGTTCTTCAGGCATAGGAGGCATCTCTTCGCCTTCAGGCATAGGAGGCATACCAAAATTCTGTCCATCGTGTTCGGCAGGTGGTAGACCAGCCAAGTCGCGTAGATACTCTTCCAACTTAGGGTCAGGAACGATTGCGCCTGTTTGTACCAAGTTACCAACGAATCCAGCAATCTCATTCAAATCAACATGGCTTACTTCACCGTATGTTAGATAAGGAGCGCGAGAAGCATCCATGCCATTAAGTTTTAATAAGCGTGGGATAGCGTGTTGGTTTATTACTTCAGCAATGTTCTTAGCGATTGAATCAACTGACATTGACCACAAATCCATCTTGGAAGTTCCAAGGGCATAAGAGCCAACTCGGTCAGAGCCAAGAAGAATAAAGTCAGAAAGGATTGACATAGCAATTCTTTGGTCATAGCGTTGAATAATCTTGTCTGTATCAAACTGACGAGAACCGCCTGAAGATAAAAGAACTAAATCAAATACTTTGTGTCCTTGGTCATCATACATAGAAGGCATGATGATTCCTTCTTGTTCGTTACGCTTAATAGATGTAACGATGTTTTGAATAGTTGCTAGAACTGATGCTTGCTCCGCTGTTGCGGTAGATGAAAGAAACTCAGGTGGCACATAAGCAACTGGCAAACCTGCTAGGTCACGCTCAACACCGATTGCTTCAATTTCCTCAATACGACGCTTGAAGTACCAAGAGCGGTAAGCGTTACGAAGGATTGAACGACCTTCAGGGTTATTCTTTTGTGAACTGGTACGGAACAGCAAAGACTTCTCGATTGGAATGTGATGGATACCGCCCGAAGATGGGTCTACTTGAACCATTCCTTGAATTCCGCCATCATCATCCATCATCCATCGGAATAAAGTTTCTTGAGCGCGGATTGGCATTTTGCGCCAGCCGATACGACCATCATTAAATTTAGATTTACGCTGAGGGTCTTTGCTATCTCCCTCGCGTACTTTGTAAACAATTTCGTGATATGAAAAACCAAAGACCAACATTGAAAGCATCTGAGATAAGGCAGAGTCCCAAGACTCGCTCATATCGTGGAGACAAGATTCTACGAATACCGCTACTTCTTTATCTTCAGGAGAAATATCTCCGTCTTTAGAATCATCTGAGTAAGGGTCTACTCGCCACTCAAGACGAGTAATAACTTTTTCGATTGCGAATAACATTGAACCGATAGTCGGGTCATTGTCCGCCATCTCTCGATAGATTCTTGCTCCGCGTTGTCCACGAAGATTAACTAGAAATTCTTCAAAAATGGTACCGCCTGAACGACGCAGACCAGTAGAGCCGAACTCCTGTAAGTCGGGCGTTATTTTCTCAGCCATCTAACCCTCTACTCTTTGGTTGCTAATCCTACGACGATTGCGACTGCCTGTTCTTGATTGAATCCCGCCTTTACTAACTCAGAAAACAACTCATGAGTTTGGATAGCGAAAGCCCCTAAAACAGACACGACACCCTCACTATTAGGTGAAAGGTTATCGTACACCCGTCGATTATACCGCTAGGCGAATTTAGCCTTTTTATTCTCCGTCTAGTATCAACTCAAAAGAGTTGTTTCTCTTGGAAGTAATTCCGAAAGCAGACTTCAAAGCCAAATCTCTATCGCCCACCTGAGCAAAAAGACGGTTCTCTAATTCGCCACCAATAGTATCGAAGCGACGGAAATAGATGTTGTATGGCAAAGCATCGTGCTGAATGTTCAATTCAATCTCAACATACTCTTTGGGAGCAATTTCTTGAGATACAAACGGTTTGCCATTGGAATCAACAACTACTTTCGCACCTGCTAATTCCTTTGTGAAGAAATCAGTCCAAGCCATTTACAACCCCTTTCGAGAGTTTATTAACCCTAATAATACTACATCAGGGTTAGAAAGGAAACGACTCAGAAACCTCGGGTTCTTTCTTCCATGTTGGAGCGCTCCAAGGGTCTACCTCGGTATCGCCCTCAGCATTACGGCGGACATCGACTACTTGAACTATGTGGCGCTTTAAGTCCACGCCCACATTGAAAGCGGTCACGCTCATCTTGCCTTTTTTCTCACCCGTGGTTTTGTCATCCCAAGATTCCCATACTGCGGTTCCTTGGATGATAACGCCCATTCCCTTTTTCAAAGAATCGGCAACATTTTCTGCGAGTTTGTTCCAGCACTTAATTGACCATGGAGTGACATCGATATTTTCCCAAGTGCCATCAGGTTTCTTTTGTGACTTTGATGAAATGATTGTGAAGGTTGCCATTGCCTTACCGTTAGGGGTAAAGCGCAACTCAGGGTCATTGGCTAGGTTTCCTGCTATTGCTATTGCGGTCATGCTATGTGCCTCTCATTCGTTATTGGTTTGGCGATTATGTTAAGTTTTTTTCTTATTCTGTCGCGTTCTTTAGTAGATGTTCCACCCCAAATGCCGACTACTTTGTAATGTAACGCATAGGTCAGACATTCTGTTTTCCATACGCATCCACTACAAATTCTCTTTGCTTTCTTATTCTCCTCCGTTATCAAATTCTTCTCGGGGAAAAAGTAATCCGTTTCCAAGCCCCAACAACTCGCTCCCTCGAATTTCCAAGGCATCGTAATTTTCGGCATCAAGTTCCTCTCCAACAATTAGACGATTAGGGGAAGTGGCATCTAACTTAGCCAAAACTTTTCCGTTACGCCATACCTTGCCAGCAACAATTCCATCATAGAAATTAGGCTTAGGCTGTACTAGAGATTCACACTCTGTCCAAAAAATACAAGTGGAACAATAATTTAACGCGGGTTGTGCTAAATCTAAATTGAATTGGTCAAAGAGCCAAGGGTCGGCTTCCCGACATGGCGCTTGAGATGTAAATGAACCCATGTATAAATGTTA